AGGTCCATTATCAAAATCGTATTGTTCTCGACATTTAGGGCAATACTCAAACTTATTTGTGTTATAAAGTATTGAACACTTAGGACAAGTTATTATTGTATTAGTATCCAAAGGTTGCATCACTAGCTTGAAACCCTGTGTTTGAAACAGGTGTATAATCAAACAAACTACTTTTTGGTCTTGTCATAACACCATACCTTAAAGCATCGTAAAGGTGGTCTTCTGATTTTGTATCTACATCCTCTGGATTATTTTTATCTAAAGGTATAGCAGGTAGTTGCGAAATTAAATTTTTACAGTTATTAAAGATTACCATTCTAGGTTGTTCTGTAAACTCATCTACCTGCAGTCTTCTGTGTATCTCATTCTTACCTGAAACACGAGATCCTTTTGATCTATCTGCTGGTCTCCATCTGCAACCACGAACAATCATTTGTTCTGCTAGACTTGGACCAGTGTCACCACGTTTGTGCCATAGTGAAGAGTCAAGAACACCGTAACGTATTTTTTCTTCTGATTCTGTTTCTAAAATTAAATCAGCTAAGTCTGTTGCAAGAACTTTACTAACATACATTTCACGATATACTATTAGTTGCTCATCAGGTGCAACTGCTATCCATACAACTCCAGTGTAAGAACCATAACCATAGTCACATGCTCTAAATCGAGGCCAGTTATTTGGGATATCAAAAGGTTCTATAACATGAATCTTTCGATTAAACTCTGGAAATGCTGCCCCTTCGTTTATATCCCAGTCACCTTCTAGCAACTGTCTTCTCTGATGCTCTGGTAACGACAGAAGATTAGCTTCGTACATTCCATCATCTGATAGATAAGGGTTGTCAAATAAGTTAGCAGGTATAAACCTACGTTTAAATAATGGCTTACCTTCTTTAGTGTGACCTTTAGGCCAACATATAACTTCACCAGTGTCTGAGTCTGTAGCCCAGAAAGACTTATTAGGTGTATCTGGGTCTATAAAAGTTTTCTTAACCCACTGATGGCCGGGACCACCGGGGTTACTAGTTGCTCTCATATATAAAGGTAGCCCACTAGCTTTGGTTGTACGAAGACGTGACCTCATATAATTCCAAGGATAGGGTGTAGGCCATTGCGTTAATTCGTCAAAACCAATCCAGTTAAATGCCTGTCCCTGATATCTCATAACGTCATCGTCACGGTCAAGGTATGACATCCAGAGTGTAGCTCCACTAGGGGCTACCCAAGTCTTATCTCTTTCCATAAACTTTATACCCGGAATTGCTTTAGGGTATAGTTGTTTAGATACAGAGATAAGTTCTCTCAGCTCTTCAGTGCTTCTACGCACTAGAAGCATACGAGCATTTGGATTATTCAAGTATCTTACAGGGTCAGCAATCATTGCGTATGACTTACCACCACCTGCAGATCCTCCATATAGAACTTCTTGCTCTGTTGAAGCTAGAAAATCTGTTTGAGGACCGGGGTTAGGTTCAAAGATTACTTCCCTTTGTACCTGTTCTACTTCAGTATCCGGTGTGCTGATCGGAGTCGTTGGTTTCAACTCTACGTCTTGCACCAATTCTTTCTTTTTCGAGCTTTTCCGCCTTTTCTGCTGCCGCTTTGTACCTTTGGGCATAGAAATCTTGGACTGAAGCTGCGTTCTTACGTCTTTGCTCAAGTTTTACCCTTTTAAATAAACCTACGTGGGAGATCATTCTACCAGAGGTTGTACTTAACCAAGCAGATACTTCCCTATAACTATATCTCTTTAAATGTTTCTTAGCTTCTTCAAAAAGTTCTAGTTCTTCTGGTATAGGTAGTAGAATATCTTGATCTTCTGGGTCTTGTTCGTAACCAAATGGTATAGTTCTACCAATTCTTACTACTGGAACCCATTCATATTCATCATCTACCTTCTCAGGCTTAGGTAACTGCCAAGTTTTAGTCTTCATCTGCTTTTGGTGGCAGTATAAACAAAGGGCTTTCTGATCTTACTTCGACTTTTTCTGTTTTTACAAAGCCAGCTCTATCTAGAAAGTCTTTAGCTGCTGCCATTTTCTCTTTATTGCCCAAGTCGGTGGGGTTTTCTAATACATGCATCATAGACCAAACAGCTGTTGGTCCACTAGTTGCAATAAAATCTCTAGTTTTTTCTGCAATTTGATCTTTTAACGGAGCCATTACAGAAGTTGTAGACACGCCATCGGCATATCCTGCAAGTTTCTTAGCTTGAACAGGATTGCCTCTAGCTTCATTAAACAATGCGTTTAAAAATGCTTGTTGTTTTTCAGTAAGTTCTTTCGCCATAAATTTTTTCTCTTATTTGAGATCTACCAATTCCTAAGTCACTAAGTTCATGATCAGACAGGTTCATTAGTATGTGATAGTCTGCTCGTCTTTGCTGTGATACTTGAATTGCTTCTAAGATTCGGTTACAATATGCTTTAAACATTTTCTACTCCTTTAAATGTTAGCCCTAACTAGGCAGGAGTAGTTATATTCAATTAGTTATAACATACTATAGATAATAATGCAACCCCGTTATGCATTAAGTTGGTTGATAGTACTCAGCACCAGATACTACTATATGAAAATCAGAGCTGCTTTCTTCAAATCCTACAATCTTATCACCTGCAGCTAATGCAAGGTATCCACCACCCTGTATAACTTCTACATTTGTACTTGCCGCCATGCTTACTGCATCAACGAAAGTGTGATATGTAGTTGTAGCTGCCTCGTACCACTGTATGCTATACTTCTTAGCGCCTGTTGCACCATTAGATACATGTAAAAAAGTAATGAGTGATACATGTTTATTAGGACACGTATACACTACATCACCACTTGCCCCACCTGATGTAGCAGATAGATTTTTTGCCTTAGTAAAATATTTAGCTGCAGTTGTTATAGCCATTTACGTTATCTTAACTTATTAATCATGGCAGTAAGTCTTTTAATTTCAGCTGCAGCCGCCTTATCATCTTTACCTTTTTGTCTGGCATTAGCTACTTGTGTGCGAAGTTTTCTTTGCTTTGCTTTTAGCTGTGTTATTGTAGGTCTAGATTTAGGTTTAACTTTAGCTGTAGGCTTAGACTTTTTAATTTCTGCTGGACCTATTGCAACTAAAGCCATTTTTGTAATTGCTGCAGTAGACATAGGTTTTCTATTTGCTTTATCTACTTCTATTTTTTCATCAAGAGTTCCACGATTTTTTGTTGGTCCTTGAGGAATTTTCTCCTTAACTACTTTTTTAGGTTTAGCTGCCTTTAAATCTTCTGCAAAAACAGCTGCCATTACTTTACCATCTTTATTAGTATAGTAAAGTGCTCCAGCTTTTTTAGCTGCTGAGATACTTTTATATTTACCAGCTTTAGCTTTTTCTTTACTTAGGCTAGAACCTTTTGATTTTATCTTACTATTTAAATATTCTTTAAGTGACATAGCCATTGTTGTTGCTCCTTACTTATAAGTATTCTTGGCAGTCTTAACACCGGTATTCATTGTGCCTGTAGATTTAACCATGCCGCCTTGGTTGTACGTAGCAACTCTACCACCTTTAGCATATGCTTTCTTCTTCATAGCACCACCCTTAGCCATACCTTTTTTCTTCATCATGGCTCCACCTTTGTTCATCTTACCGACACCATCAGCAGCATAGAATGGAACTTTCTTTCCACCCTTTTCAACCATTTTAAGACCACCGGCTGCATAACCTTTTTTCTTCATGCCACCTTTAGCATAACCTTTTTTCTTCATCTTCATGATTCTTCCTCACTATATAAATTGTTAAACACCCGTTGCGTATCCCAAACATAGTCTACGTTTTCTTTCGAGTTGTATACATGTTGATTTGGTCTAAAGTCAGGAGCACCTTCTCCTGTTTCAAACCAAGCTGGGTGAGTTACTCTCACTCTGTTATTGGGCAACGCAACAATGTTACCAGTATATTCTCCAGCATCTAACAACTCTAATACATGAGATTGTTTGTGTTGAGCTGGGTCATCTGCAACTTCACTGTCTGTGTAGTCTACAGTAAAATAATATTTAGCTGGGTAGAACTCTCCGTCTATCTTTGCTATCCAAGGCGCTGGGCTTGCACGTTCCAACTTGTATACACTGTGGTGGTGCGACATACAATCCCAAGGCTGTGCTAGATACGGTGGTAACTCTTGAGGCCAATTTTCTAGGGGGGTATCTGCCACCAGAGCTATTAAAGGTAATCTAGCCCACATCGCACCACCATGTATATTGGGGCTATCATCAAAATCAGACTCGCAGCCTGTAAAAATAACTTGAAAGCTGAGAGTCCTGTTTGGCATAGTAGTGACACCAATGACCATGCAATGTAGGAACTCT